CAAAGATTGTATTAATAACTTCTTCTTCAGCAATCTCAATAGCAGGTTTATAATTTAACTGCATATAAAGCATTAACTCCTCATCTGATTTAGGTAAATCTTCAGGGGGCATAATGAATGGATTAACTCCTGTTTTCTGTTGAATCATTTCAAGTGGAGCTTTTGCTACCATTTGACCTTCAACCATATCTTGGAATCTACTTCTTTTTTGTTGCGACATTGCATCTTGAGAATATGCCTTAACTTTAAAAAGTCTACTTGACATACCATTAACTACAATATCTACAAACTTTGGAAGAATAGGAACAGGTGTCCAATCTAAATTTAGATAAGATAAATCACCATCTATTGCTAATTCATTTTTGTATTTTGCAATAGACTGTTCTCCACGAGCATACAATCTGAGTCTATGAAAATCTCTCCATTGACTGTAAAATCTACACGACCCTCCATCCTTTCTAAACCATTCATATTGAATAGCTTGTCCAACTTGAAGGCCAAATTTTTCTGTTGCTTTTTCGCTGTCTGTTGCTAACTGACTTGGGAATGAAGCAGATGTTATGTCTATTATCGTATCTTTCATTCAATTAATTGACTTGTGTTTCCATCATTACTATATCTTGCAAAGTTAATGCTAATTTTTGATTCTTTTTTCTCAGGTATATATATATGTTTTTGATTAGCCATTATAGCTAATCCTGAGCTAATTGAAGCGTCAAATTTAGTTCTATCGTTTATATCAAATTTAGCCCAATCCTCTAATGTTCTTGTAAAAGGCATTGTTCCTATTTCATCTGAATCCCTGTAGTTACCTGCTAAATCCATTCCTATAAATTTTTCAATATAAGATTCAATGGCAGATGCGTGTGATTGCTTTACATCTTCCGATGAGTTTGGTATACCACCAAGTTCACGTTCTGTCTTAGACAGCTTGTTATACAACTTGTCAGGCCTGTTCAAACAAAATCCTCTATATCCTCTATTTTTAAAATGATATAGTAGCCTTGGTTTATTGTTTTCTATTAGTATAGGCATACCATAAAAAATACAAGCCATTAACACTTCCTCAAAAAATATCTCCGCAGTTTGCGGTCTTGCAATATACTCTAAAAAAAATTCATTTACAGGAGCTTCATCCATATGGAATTTTGTCATGCCATGTAAAGAACCGTTTGACCCCCTACCACCTACTACAGCAGATATATCATAGGAGTCACATCCAAATGACCCCATATGTTCATTGCCCGGATGAGCAGTTCCATTTCTATTGTATACATTGTTCTGTATTGATTTATTTGGAATCCAACTCACAGAGAATCTTCCCCTTGAATCAGGTGTCCATATAACTTTTGAATCTTGCACACCATCTCTCCAATGGAAGCTTCCACGAGTGGTATGATGTTCTCTTATTGTTGAATCATTGTAATCAATTTGCTGATATATCTTTGTTAGATTAAATATCGATTGTTTACTTTCATCTCTAAAAGCGTGAGATTCTGTTCTTGGAAACTGACGGTAAAATTCATTTAATGCATCAGCATCACTCTTTAATGAATCAACTTCTGCTTCCCAATAATCAATAGCACCATTCTTTATTAATACTTTATCTACTCCTAGTATTGGTTCTTCAGGAGCATTGAATACAGGCATACCATATAAGTCAATAAATCCTTCCATATTCCATTCCATAGGAATAAATAATGAGTATAGTCCACTTTTAGTTTGCCCGTTTGCATTTCTATGTAGTACTGAAGAATCTTCATAGATGTCTTTAAAGTTACTACCACCTTTTGATAAAGCATTTGAGGTTGAACCCATCATACACTTACCAATAATTTTAGAACCCAATCTAAGGCAAGTTTTAGTTACTCGCCAATTTTCTTTAATGTTATTTGGTCGCAGCCATTTCCCGCTCTCGTCATGAGCCAAGAACAATAGCTTTTCTCCGTCATAAGAGTTGTCTTCTGTATTCTTCCAATCTATTGATGTATCTAACCCCTCAATTGTATCTTCCTCAGAATTATACATGTTCTTTTTTGTAATCTTTGATGCAGGTATACGGAAAGATAACTCAGTTTTTGGTTTGTCCATACCATCCATAATAGGCTTAAAGAAAAATGGAAGCCTACTATTTATAGGAACAACTTTATCCGTAAACATTTTTTTAGCATCCGCTCCTGTTTTAGATAGTATTCCAACCCTTGCATCTCTTGCAAGAGTACCAACATTTATACATTCAGAAGATGCCATAAAAGAAAATCCTGAACGTCTTATCTTTAGGTATATCATTCCAAATGACCTATTGTCGGCACGACATGCCTCCCAATAAATCCAATATATTCTATTAGCTTCTCTAAAGTCAGGGTATCCAATGTCAATACTTGCCCATTGTAGGTACATATAATGAGAGCCTGTAATATATGTTGGCTCTCCATTATTCATAAACCAAAAGCCACGCTCTCTATAATCAAATTCATTCTCAATGTAATCTACCAATCTATCTTTAAATTGTGATGGCATTTCATTCCAATGGAAAATTGATTGTATCTTTGCTAGTTCTCTTGGTAAGTCTTCTCTCTGCCAATACTGCTCAGATTTTTTATCGCTTCTTCTATATACTTTCTCAGGAACAGGAGGAAGCCCTATATTTAACCCTGATATATTTACTATTTGACCTACCTGTCCGTTTTTAGATATAACAACTATGTCATACTTATCATCATAGCCATATATCCAAGACCTTGCCCTATTTTTATTGGACAGTATAGATGGTGATACAAAATCTTTTTGTATACTATATAAGTTATTTTGAACGTCTTTCTGCAAACCCTTGTTTAGTATCTGTTTTACTTACTCCCTTTTCTAAAGACTCAAGACTTTCTCTTTCTTGTTCTATTCTATTTAGTATCTCAAAGGCATCAAATATTGCTAACTTTTTTGTCATAGCAGCATTCTTTAATCTATCTGCAGCCAACTCGTCATCAGTATCTTTTTTAATAATATTTTCTTCTGCGACTTTTATTAATTGCTCAACTGCCTTATGGCCTGCCGCAATAATTTTTAGTTTTATTTCTTTTGTGTCCATCAATTTAATTTCATTGTTATTTGATTATCTATTATTCTGTACATTTTTACATCATCAACAGTAAACTCATATTCACAATCGGGTGAAAAGCATACTATATCCCCCTTATTTATTCCTTTGCTAATTAAATAATCATTTGGATATAACATCTCACCCATTAAAGGCTCATCACTAAATGGTTTCTTTATATAAGAATCAATAGCATCTATTGGTTTAACAAAACAATACTTGTCGTAAGAATGCCATACACCATCTTTTTTATACATATAGAATTGGTCGGGTTCAATGAAGAACTTATCGTCTTTAAAAAAACTCTTACCACTTTTTTGATTTCCCCTCATGTCATAATAAAACTTAAATACATTATGATGAACAAGTAATATATCTCCTGAAGATATTGGGCCTTTATAACCTAATGGAACTTCTATTACTTTAGCAAATCTATTTGAAGATATATGGTCTTCTTCAGATGTGCTTGTAATGACTTCTAATCCACTAATGGTTTTTGTATTGTTGTACCTCTTATTTATTGAAGATTCAACAATAAAATAAAATGGGGATTTCATTAATAAAATATATTGTATTCAATAGAGATTGGAATAGTCTGTGTAAATTCTTTCCACAAAAGAATCTCATTTGATTCATTTATGATGAATATTTTTATAGATTGAGTAAAGTCTTCAAGTTTAATTAAATGAATTTCATACGTTTCATTTAAAACTTTTTGTCCTACGATATAATGCATTGCACCTCCTTTATAGTCAGGCCCAACAGAAATTTTTCTTATTTCCATTTTTTTTAATTAAATTATACTACAATTCTTACCTCTCCTGTAACAGTTTGGTAAAGTCGTCCTATTACAAGACCTCCTGCAAGTGCAGCAACATTATTAGCAAAAACAGGTAAAGTTACAACAACAGTAAATAAACTATCAATAGTAAAGTTTTTTGTTTCATTATTTGTAGTTACATCAGTACCAATTAACTTGTCTGTTGCTATTGGTGTTGATAAAACTGAATATGTACTTATTTTTCCCATTTTGTTTTATTGTTTTTTTGTTACTTCTCCTGTCTCAATATTTATTACAGCATCATCGCCATATTTTTCCATTAGTATTTTTTCATGTTTTGTAAAAACATCTTTGATACTATCTATGTATTTTATCAAGCTTTGCTTCTGCAATTCTAAATCACCGAGATTCATTTTTGCTTTAGAAAAATCACCATTCATTTCTCTGATGTTTTTTAATTCTTCTTCTGTTACAAAAATAATATCTTTAATATCATTGTCTTTCATTTTATTTAATTTAAGTTAGTTACAAATGTAATGCTTTTTTAACAAATATTTTCCAAAGAGATGAAATAATAATTGAAAGTAACACTCCGACTAAAACTCCAAGCCAAAAGAAATTCTTTTTTGGTTGATTTTTTTTGCCTTCTGCCTTAGCTTGAGCCTTCTCAACTATCCTATCTTTGTAGATAGTTTTTACTTTTATTTTATACTCTATTCTTTTATCTTGTCTAGTTTTAGGAACATAAACAGTATTGTATTTAATAATGGTATCCTTAGTAGTGATGAATTTCTCCCATACTATAGTATCATTAATAATCACAGGTATGCTATCTAATGTTGTTATTTTTATGGTATCTCCTGTCTCTTCACAGGTATAGCCTTTCTTAATAGCTTTGTTTAAATGATATTGCGCAGAGCAACCATATAGCACAAATAATAATAGTAATACTCTAAACATGTTTTATTTTTTAAAAAAGTTATTTGATTTATCACTTCTGTTTTTAGATTGCGATTGAGGGGCTGTTTTGTTTTTAGATACATGCGCATTATCGATACCATCGTGGTTTCCACTTGTACCATTTTTTCTATTAGTACGCTCTAAATCTCTTCGGTATTTTCTACGCTCTTCAGTATCATGATACTTCATATCATATTTTACTTTCTTTTTTCTCGCTTCAGGATGCTCTTGGTAATACTTCGCTGTCTTTGACTTTCCTGTTTTCGTTCCGGCTAAAAAATTTCTCATTTTCCTTGTCTTGAATAAAGTTTCTTGTAATTTTTACTTGACTTCAATTTAGAAGTCTTGCTTTTTGCGTGTACGTTTGTACGTTTAACTTTAGGCTTAACCTTTTTTGTTGTCTCTAATTTTATTTTTGCCATTACTCTTTTATTTCAAAATGCATCCAATCGTAATTCTTTTCTCTACCCAAAGATATAAAGCCATGCTTGTAAAAAATATCTATCATTGGTTTATATTCAGGTCTAGCAAATCTTGCAGTCTTTGATGACTCCTTAAGTAAGTTTCTTGCAGGGTCTAAGTCGATTGCTATTCCCCATGAATGCATAGACAAAGCATTTCCTCCCCTCATTTTTCTATAGTTGAAACATCCACC